TACTTTAACAGGTATTACTAGAGGTGCTTTTGGAACTGCAACCTTTGGAACTTCAAACGGTCAAGCTCACTCAAGTGGTGCAACAGTAACTAATGCTACTGAATGGGGAGGATGGGGTGATGCGGTTGATGCTGGAACAATTACATTGGAACCTGGACTTTGGTCATTAAGTAATTTTGGTGATGTGTTAGTTGCAACTATTGCAAACGGTAAAACTTTTACATGGAATTCTGATATTACAGCAAGACTAACGACAAGAGCATCTACAACAACATCAGGGTTTTCTACAACAAATAATCCAACAGCTACAAGAGTAACTTTAATTTCACCAACAACACGTCACTTAATTCATTTAGGAACCGAAACTACAATTGGAACAGCATCTACTCAAGATGATATGTTTATAAGATTTTCTGAAGACGAAAATATTAATTCTTACACACCTCAAGCAACTAATACTGCTGGTACACAAAGAATACAAGACGGTACAAAAATTATGGGAGCACTAGTTGCTAAAGAAAATATTCTAGTATGGACCGACAATGCACTATACACAATGAAATTTGTAGGTGCGCCTTTTACTTTTGGATTTGAACAAGTTGGTACTAACTGTGGATTAATTGGTAAAAACGCAGCAATTGAAATTGACGGTGTTGCTTATTGGATGGGTAACAATGGTTTCTTCTCTTTTGACGGTACTGTTAATACGTTACCTTGTTCAGTTGAAGATTATATTTATGATGATATTGACACAACAAAAGGACAACAAGTTTGTGCAGGTATTAACAATCTATTTACAGAAGTAACTTGGTGGTATCCAACAAGTGGATCTGATTTTAACAATAGATATGTAGTTTATAATTATGGTCAAAACAATGCGCAGCTACCTATGGGTAATTGGTACACTGGTGTTAACACTAATTCTATTAGAACTACTTGGGTTGATTCATTAGTATATCCAAGACCATATGCTACTGCATACAATAGTTCTAATGATGGGACTTTTCCTGAAGTTATTGGTCAAGATGGATTAGGTCAAAGTGTATTTTTTGAACACGAAACGGGGACCGATCAGGTTAACCCTGATGGTAGTGTAACTGCTTTAACTTCTTTTATACAATCATTTAGTTTTTCCCTACAACCAAATCAAGCAGAAGTATTTTTAGCAATGAGAAGATTTTTACCTAACTTTAAAGTTTTAACTGGTAATAATAAAGTTAC